TCCTTTTGGCCAATTCAACAAGAGTTAATTGGTCTCGTAATGCATAAGTCGCATCAGCCATAATACCTACTCGCTTTCAAATAAGTTGTCAATATCAGCAGGTTATCTGCACCCAAGCAGGCCCACAAAGCATTTTGCTTCTGCATAGAAGGTTCTTCCAGATTTATAATCTTCCTTAATTTCTGACAGCAATTAATTCCAATTATAAATTGCCTGTATTTGTTTAACAAATTGTCCTTTCGGGTCTGTTAAACCTTTAATGGAGCTACAAGGAATTGAACCTTGGACTTATCGTTGCAAGCGATATGTTTTCCCAACTATACTATAGCCCCAATCTAAATTAATCTTTTAATTCTGGCGATTTATCATATCTAAGCATTGGCTGTCCAGTTATTTTGGACAACTCAACTTTACTTGAATCACTGGATGGAGGTGTCTCACCAGAAAAAGTGCTTTCTTCTGCTATCATATCAGAAGCAATATCACCCAACATTTTTACCAAGGGAGCATAAGAACCTAATCTGGTGTCAATAAGAAAATCTTGTAACTTACTATCTTCACCATCATAGTGTTTTATTAGGCGTTTGCCTAACTCAACTTTCTTATTAAAATTATCCTCTCCTCCCCAATCCTTAGTTAATTGAGCAACAGCTTCTTTTTCAGCAGCTTCATCCTTCTTGATAAACTCATCAAGCTGAACCAACTGCTCCTTCATCACTGAGGTCATAACATCCTGATATACCTCAGACGAAACACCACGCTCGTGGCATTTCTTCCTGATATTTTCAAAAAACTTATTATCAGGCTGACCCTCATCAGGAACACCATCCAATTTTATATCAGGATATTCCTGTGGAGTTTTAGGACAACCAAGCTGAGAGAAAAATTCCCTGCGAGAAGCTTCATCAGCATCCTCACCCGGAATCTTTACCATCCCTTTCATTGATTCTTCATGCTCAGTATTTATCTTACCTAATTTGGATTCCAACTCTTTATAGGAAGAATACAAATTAGTAACCTGACCACTCAGGTCGTCCCCTTTAATTTTTTGCAAACCAGAATCAGATTGCAAATCTTCAGGTAATAATTCTTGTAATGTTTCAGCCATTATCTTCTCCTTTCAATAGGTAAGGTGGCAATTAACATTATTTCATTGGCATCTTTACCAATGCTCTAACTAACAATTCAACATTCTTGGGATTCAATATCCCACACTTTCTCAACACTTTATTTGCATAATTTCTCAAATAGTTTTGTTCCTCAACATCCACGCTATTGTTTTCTTCAATCTCATCAAAGAAACAAAGGTCAATTAACATATCACATAAAACCTTTTGTCCCTGTGGAGTGCTGAACACCTGTCTATAATAATCCTTGATTTGGTTTTCTGGCAATACACTTGTTATTTTATCTCTTTTTAAAAACATATTATATCCCCGAAGATGGCCCTCTATTTTCAGCTTCTGCTCTTTCCCTTTCCATTTCAGGGTATCTTAAAGCAGAACTTGCAACACCCTGAAAGGCTTGGGACAACTCTGCATTTTCCAAAGCCATTTCACCTGCCACATATTGTGCCAACTGCAGCCTCTCTGGATTCTGTCGAATAACTTCAGCTTCAGCCAATACTCTTGCATCCTGCTTGGCTGCTTCCCTTCTTTCTTCATCCGACATAGCTTGTCTGTCTTGGTTAGCCATATTATACTCCCTTTTGGATTTTTGATAAATTTATTGAAAATATAATTAAATATAAAGTAAAAAGAAACTTAATTGGCCCTTTAATTTTCCAACTTTTTTTCTGTTTAAATAATCTAAAACCAAGACCAATTTCTCCAACCTTTGGGCAATATCTTAATCCAATATTAAATTGTGATTTTTTGGTTTTAAATAATTTCATATTATACCTCATTCTCCAATTTATCTATAACACTACCTTGTTCAACTTCTTTTCCATAAGATTTTACAATCTTGGCTTCCTTCTCAGCCATTTCCATTTCAAACTGTTGTTTAGCAATCTCAGCTTCCTGTTTCTGAATTGCAGCCACTTCTTCTTTAGTATTCATAACTTTTGCTGGCATACCATGAGACAAGAACAATTCTCTACCAATTTCTGAACCTTGTCCTTTTAACACATCCATAATTCCGGGAATTACTTCAACATAAGGTAAAGCAACTTCTAAACTTTGCCGGATTCCTCTCGCCTTAAACAATCTCTTTTGAGCTTCAGGAAGTGGGCCAATATAATCTACATCAATTTCAAAGAATCCACCAGTTGCAACTAATAACTTTTCTGGAATCGGTGGTAACTTGCCTTGATTATACATTATATTTAATACTCGATTGTGTGTGTCATCCAGTCTCTTAGACATCTTGCTCAACTGAGAACTCATTAAGGCGACCTTCTCACCCTGTTTCTCAATTATTTCAGTTGCAGTCATAACCTTTTCTGCTCTTGACAGCATTAAGAAAAACTCAACCTGAAAATGTCTCTCAATGGCCTGTTGCAACCGATTAATATAATCTTCTGTTACTGGATAATTTATGCCTGTTGGGATTGGCTGAACAATTCGTCCTGCATCCCTATAATAATTTGGGCCGTGTGGAGACATATCCACATCATCTTTCATTTCAAATGGAATGTTCAAAGGTGGTTCAGCTGAAAGCTGTGCAACTTGCATTTGAGTTTTACTGGCACTATTTAATCTCTTTACCTCTGAAATAGAGTCTCCCAACAATCCTCTGCCATAAGGTTCATCCGAATATTTTCTCATTCGCCATATAATAGGATTTAAAGTCCTATATCCACCACGCTTCACCAAATTCTTTCCAGCAACCTCAATATAATAAGACACAAATTGATGAAATTTTCTCCTCTTTCCAATTTCCTTGTCAAAAGTTTTTGGAATATAATCATTGATTGGATAAATGGCTTGAATATACTCAAACTTTCTATCCATATTATCCTGCTCATAACTATTTTCTATGGTTACAGAAGCTTTTTCCTTTCCAAAATCTTCTACTGCCTGACGTGCATTTAACCTAAACTTTCGATGAATCCCAATTACTTCACCCTTAGAATCAGTAATAAAATATAGTTCCCTTGGATGCCTGACAATAAAATCTATAGACTGGTCAGACATGTTTTCATCAATAAAGAAGTTAGCATTTCCAATAGAAGCATCATCCAACAATACCTCACGAATTGCATCATAGAAATTAGACTCATTCAGTTCCCAATAAACTGCTTCCCTCATTTCCTGAGTCCAAATTCTGACATCCTTATCCTCATTCAAATGTTTAAGGTGATACCCACCTATCCTATAATTAAACCAATCAAGTGCGGAAGATATATAATATCCAAGAATACCATCAACATACAAATTCAGTGCAGCAGCTGGAGTTCCATCATATATTCTTGTGCCATGTTTCTTAACCTGCTCATCCCAATTTTCAAATCCGGGTCTCCTGCTACAACCAAAATATGATACCTCATCCCAAATAGATTCATAAGGTCTGCGAATGTCCTCTAAGACTTTCTGCCTCTTGATTATCTTATCTACTAAAGTAGAATCCTTTTTTTCCTCTGGCATTAATCTAAACCCTTTGTCTTTTCATAATAATTATAAATTATTTTTGGTCTGCCCCTTTTATCTGTAGTATGCTTATGTTTAAAAGCATACAATCTTCCTTCTTCTGACCACGCAGGTCTTTGCAAACATCTACTCATTTTTCTAAGTTGGGCCATTATTTCTTCTTTAACTGTGAATGACAAACCGCTAATCTTTGTTTATGTTCAGGAAATTCCTTTTTCATAACTTCCGAATCCATACAGCGTTTAATAAATTCCTTGCTTGGTTCACTTGGTCTTGGTTTAGGTAATGGCATCTATTACCCCGCTAACAAAGTGGCTTTCTTAGTTCCAGCTTCTTGTTGAGCCAACTGAGGACTTGTTAAAATTGTTGCCCTTCTGCCCCTTGCTCTCTTAGATAATGATGCCCATCCTTGTGTGTCATCAACCTCTCTTATTCGTTCAGCTGTCTCATCTGGAAGTGGTATATCATCAGTCATCATTTTCTGCATGTGCTGTCCCAAAAAAGCTCCACCAATTCCACCCATGACTGCCATTGCTGGAATTGATGTTCCGGCAACTACAAGAGAAGGCATAGCTGCTGCCCCTATTGCTGCCCCTGCTATTGCTCCAACTACAGGCATTACTTATCCTCTCTATTCAATTTAATTCTTCGACCCTTCATTTTATTTTCATCAAACCATGTTATTTCTTTGACATTCTTGGGAATCAATGGCTTTAAACTCAATAGTTCTTTTACATGATTTTCCAATTTTCCAAAAGGTAAACAAACCATAAATCCATTATAAAATTTATTATAATTTTGAAATACAACAAACCCTTTTATAAATCCATCTTCAAACAAAAGATAAGTGTAATCATTATATTTCTTAAAAACATTTTCAACAAGCCTTCTTGGAATGTTACTAAATTCAGGATAATGTTGAATGGCAAAATCTGAGGCTTCCAACAATTCACCATTTAATTTTTTCCATTCTTTCATTAAATACTCATCCCATAATTT